CCTGGTCAGGAATCCGAGCCGGCGAAGTTCGGCAAGCCGGTTGTTAATCGCCCCTACAACGACCGGTCCGAAAAGGACACGTTTATATCCTTCCGAGAGTACCTCTGTAGCCGATGCCCGTTTAAGGTGCCGAATTATTTTCAGCGTTCGGAACAGGTGGTCCGGCATGAATATCCACCCGCCCCAGCAATGCTGGCATGGAATCATGGGCGGTTCGTCTCGGAGTTTCAGAGAGCGTTTCATTCCCCGGTATGCTCACGGGTTCCGGTGAGGGTGTCAAGCCCTGATCCCGTTTTGCAATCCAGCAATGGGCCGGGAATTCCTTCAGCGTCTCGGGTTTCGTATGTTTCAGAATCAAGTCCATTGGGGTATGCACTTTGAGTTTCAGGGGGCAAAGGCACACGGCACAAACGCCCAGGTTCAAATCGCTGGTGGTGGTGAGCTTCATGGCGAAGAGCCGGGCGAGTCTCTTGCGGACCATTTCGGAAACCGGAGCGGTAAAGTATTTGGAAAGATTCTCGGGCTCGTTTTTCTTTTCCGGATTCTTTTCTTCGCCAACATTTCTGCATTTATTTGCGCAGATTGCCGCGCGTTGATTCGACAATTCCGAGGCGACGGGCGGTTGTCCGGATTCTTCCCACTCGAAAAGCAGCGCCACTCCCGAAGCCAGCTTTTTAATGCCCGCAACAGCCGCCTCCACCGGTGCCGGCAACGACCGGGGAGGCTGCGGAAAAGGCGCCGAGGCGGGGTCAGAGAGTGGAATGCCGAGGCGAAGCCGCGTGTACAGGTCAAGCTCGTTGGCCACGGTGTTGAAATCCATGGAGAGCTTGTACTTGAGAACTGCCGCTGGATTCTGCTGGCGATGTTTAATGATGAGGATGACGGTTTGATCGAACGTGGAACTGGTGGGAGTCGGCGCGGACCACCCGGTTGCCGATTGAAAATAGCTCCAACCTCCCGGCGGGAATTCATTACGTTTGAGTGTGCTCATAGATTCATCGATTACCGTGACGACAGTTCATGCTTTTGCATGAAACTCCTGTGTTTTGCAAGCTCGTTCTCCAGCCATTGCTCCTGCTCCGGCTCGACGTTCTTGTTCGGAAGTTTCTGAATTTGGAACCCAAGTCTTCGGGCGCCTTCCACGCAAATCGCCAGCCAGTCTCCAAGGTCAGGGCTTCGTCCCACCCTTTTTTTCATTACCTCCTTTGTTTCAACCGACGTACGGTTGTTTTTGAGCTTCTCCCAGATTCTCATGCACATTTCGTCCATGACTTCCTCCGGGAAATTCCTCATTTGCCGTGATTCAATGACATAACGGACCTGATACCATAGTTCGGAAACGAACCGGTCGTAATGTTCATTGCACCGTTTCAACCTTCGTTGCTGAGTTTCGGGATCGAACACGTAAAGATCCATGGAAACGATCCTGTTTGTCGGCGCGCCGCCAAATTCGACCGGGTTGCAGTCATTCGACCAAATCCTGCCCAGCGCGGTTCCGAGTGTGCCACGTCCGGTTGAATCGTGGAAAAAGTTCTCCGGGGGAATGTCGTGACTCGTGCAATACTCTTTCACCCAGATTGCGATTTGAGTCTCGGGGATATTCTCCGGGTCAACGATGATCGGGACGATTTGAGGCGGGCCAACGCTGATAACGACGTGACCGTCGATGTCCTTTCCAAATTCAATGTAGCCGCAGACGCAACGGTCCCCTCCGTAGCTGGCGTCCAGGCCGCAGACTTTGACCGTGTCTTCTCCTTCCCAAATGACTCCTTCCAACGCCCCAAATGTGCGGCACAGATCGCGGTTGATGACCCGGTAATCCATGGTGCCGATCTTCATTGAGCCGATGCACTGCGAATAGTATTCGATGGAATCCTTGGCGAAGAAGGAGAGCGTGTCGGCAATCTTTTCTTTGGAGATCAGATATTTGAAGCGAGTGGGTTCGTTCGGTGGAAAATCGAAATTGGGAGAGTCTGTGCCAATGAGATTGACGCAGGTGCCGTTCATAAAACGGGTCTTCCACACGTCGGTTTTCTTTGGCTCCAGGTGACCGGACCATCCATCGATCGGTTCAGCCGCTTTTCCAAGCGGATCCATCGGGTCTTGAGGATTGCCAATTACGATTGCCTTGAAATCTTCGTTTTTGTTGAGATTCGCAAAGGCGGAAAGAAAGCTTGGACCCATGACGGAAGCCTCGTCAGCAATGAGCCGGACCCGCTTTTGCTTTATGCCCTGCCACTTTGCGAGCCCGATGAATTTTCCGCCTTGAATGGTGGGGATACCGATGATTCCCTTGCGCATGTCACGGACGGAACGATCCGAGAAATCTCCGTCTTCGAGTCGATCCGTGGTTATGGCGATCCGGCTGTCCAGAATGTAGCCGGGGAGCCTGGGGCACCGTTCAATTGCCTTTTCCCAAAGCATCGTCATTTCTCCCCAAACACGAAGGCGAAGGCCGCGTATATCCGTAGAAGAAACGAGCACGCACGTCTCCTCCGGGAAACAGAAATACTCGCAAAGATAGATCCATGATGCCTCGTGCGTTTTGCCGGATGACCCAGGCCCCATGAGCACTGTGACTTTGTTTTTTAGGATCTCGTTTTTGCAGAGGGTGTGCCATCTCTGGCCGTTGTGGTCACCGTCAAGCTTCGGCCAAAGGATTCGCCGCATTCTCTCGTAATGGAACGGCAATCCCATTCCCCCCATTGTGTTCCGGACAAGAAATCTCCCTCCTCTTCGGATGCACTCCATTTCAATATCCAAGTCGTCCTTGGGATTGGTGAACGTGAGTCCGTAGCGTTTAACGATGGCCACGCCTTGAGGCTTATCTTGACTTCATCGGATTTTCAAGGGAATAGTCGTGACGTGGCGCACACCACTACAATTCAGGACGGTTCATGGGATTTTTCCGGCGGAGTCAACGGCAACGTGGTGACGACGCTGCAATCGACCATCAACCCGGACGGTTGCCCGAGAAACGTACTGCCGTGGCTGGTGAATGGAACCGTTCGCGGGGGAGGCATTCTTCCTAGGACCGGGTACATTCCAAACGGTCCGAACGGCGGACTTCTGGACAACACGGGAAATATCTTCCAGGGCTGGTTTTTGTACGTTCCGATCAATGACAGCCCGCCGTACCTGGTTGCTTCAGTTGGCGGTCATATTCTGAAATACGAAATCGACACGGGCATCGTCACCGATCTTTCCACGAACAACCAGACTTCTACGGTTCCAACGGCAGGGCCATGGACGATCACGTTGTTGAACACGAATGACAATTACTCAGTTGGGCTGGGCCTGTTCCTAAACATGGTCGGAGTGGGAGACACCTTTCAGGATTCCAACTATTATTACACCGGATCAATAGGGAGCTTTTCTCAATTCGTAGTTCCTCCAGTCGGGCAAACCGTAGTTGTCACATTGGGCGCGGCGTACACGGGAGCGGTTGGAGATTTGATTCGTTTGGTGCCCGCTGTCACTGTGGCCGGGAGCCCCCCCACAACGTATGACGACGTGTTTGAAGTGGTGGCTTTCGATCCCGCGTTTCAATCGAACACGCAAACGCTTCTCAATCCTCCGACCGTTCCCAAAGCCTTTTTCTGCCAGGGCGAACAATTCCTGGTGATTCAAGCCGGCGACGGAGTGACCCTGCCTCTGTTCTGGGACGGGAGCACGCTCCGAAGATCGAACGGACTCAATCCGCCCTACCCGATGACTCCCGAACTTCCGGCCGCAACATCGATGACATATTACATGGGCCGAATCTGGTACGCCCAAAACAGGCTTGTGTCCGCCGGCGACATTGTAAAGGGACCGAGCGGGACCGCCGCTTACAAGCTGACCGATTCAATTTTGAAGGTGACGGAAAACCCGCTGGCGATCGGCGGAGACGGTTTCACCGTGCCCAGCAATGCAGGCACCATTCAGGCTTTGGACTTTGAAGTCAACCTGGACGCTGAATTAGCACAAGGCAGGCTTTTGGCTTTTACCAGGAAGACGATTTACGCGCTTGCTGTTCCGGTGACGCGCGCCGAATGGATTGCAACGAATCAGAACAACGCTCCGAACTTCGTAGTTGCCAACATCGGCGGCACTTCATCGGATCGGTCCATCGTTTCTGTCAACTCGGACAAGTTTTTCCAATCACTCGAACCATCGATCCGGTCTTACGCCACGGCTCGTCAGTATTTCGGTCAGTGGGGCAACAAATCCGTGTCCAGCAATGAAGATCGAATTTTGAAATACAACAACCGGGGCTTGATGCAATTTGCCACCGGCATTGAATTCGAGAACCGGATGTACCAGGGCGTCTTGCCGATGCAAACGCTGGTGGGTGTCGTTCACCAAGCCATCATCTCCCTGGATTACGAGCCGATCTCTTCGCTGCAATCCACGATTGAAGACAACGTCTTGCCGGTGTGGGAAGGGC